TAAAAAAAAAAAAAAAAAAAAAAAAAAAATTTATTAATAGTAGTAGTCAGCAGTTAATGAATGGCCAAAAATGATATTTTTTTATAGTCGGTAGTAGTCAGTAATGAATGGACTTTTTAATTGTTTTTTATATCGTTTTGATATAATATAATGAATGTATACTTTATTTACTTATTATGCTAACTCAAAAAGAAGATGTAAAAAATTACATCATTCAACAACTTAATAATGATGTTGGACTAGATCAACATATTAGTGACTTGCACCACTATTTATTAAATGAAAATTATTACATAATCGGTTCATGGCGGGCGGAACAGTGGTTAAAAAAAGATGATGGTTCAATCTTTGAAGCTATAGAAACAATAAAAGACTATGAACAGTCTAATTTTGGCCAAGTCTCAACAGATTTAAGCAGTTCTGAAAGTGTAGCCAATATGTTGGCCTATATATTAGGTGAGCGGATTTTATATAATAATGATACTTATAATTTATTTACTAGATTCCATAATGAATATTTAGACAAAGATAAAAGAGATTTACTTATATCTAGCTTAAAAGGAGAATAAAAAAAAATGAATTTATCACAACAACAAAAAAGAATAATTATTGAACTAATAAAAGATAAATTTCATATGAATAAAGAGAACATACAATATTGCGAAAATTACATTAACGATGGTTTTTTAATGGAAGAAACAAAAGAAGAAAGAGAAAGAAATATAGAAAGTAATAAACAGTTAATAACAGAAACAAGATTACAACAGAGAGAATTATTTAAATTATTAAATAAATTCACTTTAAATGAAGTAGAGGTTTAATTATGGCATTTAACAAAAATAGAAAGAGACTTTTAATTAAGTCTCTTTTTTTTATTGCTATTTAAGTATACTTCGTATACAATAATCAATGAACACTTCTCAAAACAATGACAGTTC